TGTAGTGCCTTGATTAAAGGCTAACATCTGAGAATCAACTACATGCATAAAGGGGATTGACCCAGTAGAACGACTACCATGAGTAGTAGATATACCGTTACTCCTAACATCTCCCCAATATCCACCGATGCCTCCACCTGAACTCGCCAACCATATGTTCTCGTCATAATGAGCAGATAGCCCAGTCCTGCTATCAGGAACATAATTAAGGAAGCAACTGATAGGAAGCCCACGAGTTGTTCCTCCGTTGCTAAGTATAGGAGTGCTGAACATGAACCAACAATCGGAGCTGTAGTTATAAAGTCTTTGAGCAAGTTCATAGTCGGTCTCCCCTTTGTAAGTGGCTGCAAATACAGAAGCTCTTGCGAATGCTTCTTGTGCATGTGTTTCTTTTTCCCAAAAGTATCTATCCTTTAAAGTATCAATACTAAATTTGTCTAAGTTATTTTCTTTATCGTAGTCTATGCATATACCAAGATAAGGTTTCTGTCCAATTTTATCTTCAATCATTTTTATCCTCTACTAAATGTAAAGCTATTATAGCATAGTGGATAATTTTTAACAAGTCTTCTGAGTTTTTTCCGTTCTTTTTTCCATACCTCATAGCATATTTCATTATGTTCCCTAAACAAAAACCCTCTCCATGACCAGCATCTAATATCATATCTGTTGCTTGGTACTTTCCATACGCATAATGTTGATTGTAAGTTTGGTCAATGTGTTGTTTAATTTGTTGTATTAATATATCTTCATTGAATTTATAATTCATCTGTTCTCCACTCCTTCGGTAAAGTTTCTTCACTATACCATTTAAAATTATTAGTCTCAGCCCACTCAGCATGAGTTCGTTTAGTTCCATCTTTTCTTTTCTTAGCCTGTGGCATAGGAGCATAAGGCTTTTGAAATAAAAAAACTAGTTCAGTATTTTTAGGCAATGCTTTTCTTACATGTATGTACTTACTATACTCTGCATAATCCCAAAATCTACCTTTTGCTTCTAACAAAATTGTTTTCTTTTTTAAAGTCTTAACAAAGTCAGGCTCATACTTATGTGCTACAACATAATCTATATTACCCCAATGGTGTTTCCATTCTTGAAGAATTGTTTTATGTAAATCAGCTTCCCATATACTATCATACCCTTTAGGTACTCCAGTCTTTTTAGGTCTAGGTTTTCTTGGTACTCTTCTAGGCATTGTCAATAGAAGAGTCGTAGTTTTTAACTAGCTTCCAATAATCTAAGATACTATTAAACATAGCTAAGTGTCTAGCATGAGTATCTTTATCCCAGACATGACAAGCAATCAAACCAGTATCTGCTCTATCTACAAAGATAGATACTCGTTCTACATTATCAAAGCCACAGCCCTGTGCATAAGCAGACAACTGCATACCATGTTCGTCATATACTAATTTACTAGGGTCTTTACCTTTTAAATTGTCTTTAGTTTTAAAGTCAACAAAGATACCAGACTTAGAATACAAGTCTATTTTACCACCATATCCTGACTCAGCACAGAAAGAATCTTCTGCTATCCAATCTTCATTAGGAAAAGTTTCATCTAACCATTTCTTAATAACTTTATATGGTTTAGTTTTTCTTTCTCCTAAGAAACCTTTTTCAATTTGATAGTGTATCTTAGTTCCTTTAGCTGCTGCATCTAAACCAATTTTCTTAGAATCCTGTTTGCATCTATAAGCAAAAGAGTCAAAGGACTCTCCCTCTTGTCTCTTTAAAGTAAGAGCAGAGTTTAACGCTTGATTTATTTTCCAGTTTTCTAAGGATGGTTTAGCTATCATACCTAGAATGGTAGTGACAGAAGGAACTAAACTTTCTTTCTTAGCATCTCTGAGAGTAGTGTTTCTCTCTTTACCATTAGCACCTATGATTGTATACATAGGTTCACCCTCTTGAGTATACCAATGTCCTGACTCAGATGTAAATTTATTATAGTTGTCCTTGGGGGAACTGTCAAGTTTTTCTTTTTGTTTACTCATATTTTTCCTCGTTGATATTATTAATTATGTCTATGGCTTTGTTAATATCTAATTCAAACCACTCACCATTTCGTTGTTTGCATATAGCATTACATCTTTCGTGTGCTTCTCGTTCTGCTGTTCTTCTATTCTCAAAGCCTTTAGAGTATTCTAATTTGTAATCTCTAAAAGGACTAGAGGTTTGATACTGTTTGCATCTGTCTTCTGAATCAATAGCCATGCCTACTTTAATCCAGCCTTCCCAACAAGGATTAGTTATAACATATACATAACCTTCGTTAGATGTTTCATAGTTAGATAAAGCTGAGAAAGCTGCACCTTCAAATGTTTTAAATTTTCCCGGTCTGTATAGTGGATGAGACTTTGGAATATATTTTCCATCAACATACATTGACCTTTGTTGTACTTCTATTCTTTCACAAGGCTGACAAAAATACATACTATGTGCTATTCTTTTTTCTGTACAGTTCTCTCCTACTATTAACGGAGCTTCACAGCTCCTACATTTCTTAGTGTGTTTCACTCCAATTACTCCCTATTTTATATTCTCCTGTTAATGGACATCTCATGTTAAAATGTTTACTGGCTTCTTCTATAGCTCTTACACCTAGTTCACCAACAAAATCTGATTGTGTTTCTTTTACCTGTATCTGCCATTCATCATGTATGTTGGCTACAAACTTAGCATCAACAGCATTTAGTTTGAGGTTATCTTCTAAGATACACATGGCTTTCTTCATAACAATAGCACCACCACCTTGCAGTAAACTATTTAAAGCTGCATGTTGACTACGGATATATATCTTTCTACCATCCAAGCCTTTTAAGAATCCTCTTCGTGATGCTTGTTGTACTTTATCTTTTAATATTTTTAATGCAGGTAAGTTAGTAAAGAAAGTTTCTTTTAGTTCGTGTCCTTTCTTTTTACTTCCTCCTGCTACTGAACCTATCTTCGCATCACCAGCACCATATATCAAAGCATATATAAATGTTTTGGCTTGGTCTCTAGTCTTTAATCCTGCAAGAGTTTGATTAGTAGTATGTATATCTCCATTAATAACTTCGTTAATATACTTATCATCATTCATATAGTGAGCTAACATTCTAAGTTCTAACCCACTAGCATCAATACCAACTAACTTATAACCTTCCGGTACAGTCCAACAAGCACGACACTCTTCACCATAAGGACTATGTATATTAGGGACTTGAGCCATGTTAGGACTACGATGTGTCATTCTACCTGTAATAGTTCCGTTAGGTATAACACCACCATGAACCCTATCATTTTTAAGTTCATCTATCCAAGAAGTAATTTGTGCAATTCTTTTTTGATATAATAAAAAGTCTGCTATAAGTTTAGCTTCTTTGATATGACTAATCTTTTTAAGCGTACCTTCATCTACAATCGGCTGACCTGTTGGTGTAAATCTATTAGGTTTCCATCCAAAGTCTATAAGATATTCTCCTATTTGTTTACGACTACCCAGATTAAACTCTTGTAAAGATTGTCTCATAAAAGGTTTTACATTATTAGTAGCTATACATTTGTCATACTCTTCATCAGTTAATCCACGCTTGGATAGCTGACCATCTTTTCTTACATAAGGTGTAACTAATTTATCGTCTACTAATTTAGGTTTGAATGTAGCCTTTACTTCTTGTTCTACTTCTAGTTGTTTAGCTTTTAGTTCGGCAAGTAAAGTCATTGCTTGTTGGCTATCAAAATAAAATCCAGTTCGTTCTTGTTCTTTCATTATGTCAGCAACTTTATGTTCTAACTCAACACACTCTGGACTGAATGACTGTCCTTCGTTTAACAAATGTTTGTATACTAATTCATTTAAAGCTACATCTTGTACACAATACTCTAACATAGCAGGAGTATATTCATCAAAGTTTTCTGGTTGTTCTTGTTTAGCACAATTAACTCTATAACCCCATGTCTTTAAGCTATGTCCGTTCTCTCTTACCGGATTAAATAACCTAGACATTACTAATGTATCTTCTAACTTGTGAGTTAGTTTAGCTCCGTGTAGTTTTTCAAGTACTGGTATATCATAACCTATGATGTTGTGTCCTATCAAAACATCAGCAGATTCTAAAAACTTTACGCCTTCTTCAATCTGTGTGTTGTCGAACTTATGAATAGGACCATCAAGTTCTTTAGCTACGATACACCATACTATTGTGGGATGTAAGCCATCGGCTTCTATATCAAATATTATTTTAGAATGGGCATGATTCATTATCAAATGTTTCCTCCTCAGATACTTCAAACAATCTACCAGTATCTGCATTGTATCGGAGACCACAAGCCAATCCTGTGTCTCCTGTGTATCTAGATTTTAATACACGAACCTTTGTTAGGTTAGCTTCGTCAGGGTTAGTTGCCTGTTGATTTCTTTCTAGTGCAATAACACAATCCGATAGTTGAGCTATACCTTGTGAACCTTTGAGGTGAGACAACGATACTTCAATACCTTGCTCATGTCCTCGGTCACCTGCTGCTCTTCGTAAGTGAGATACTAATATCATACCCACACCTGTTTCTTCTACTAGACTACGCAATTTATTCATCAGCATATCAATACCTCTGCGTTCATCACCTTCATGTAAAACATTAACAAGCATATGTAAATGGTCTACAATAACCCACTTACATTGACAGCCTACAATAATATATCTAAGCTTAGCAAAGATATCATCAATGTCGGTAGCACCTAAGTGTGAGTGTATAAAGACACGACCCTCTGGTATAGCTTGGTCAAACAACGAATGTAATTCTTCGTCTGTATATTTGTTACGCTTTTCTGTTAGATATATTCTGTCGTTAGCTTCAATAGATAATATACCATCAGCAGTTCGTAACCAGTTTTCTTCAAGAGCTACAATACCTACATTGTCTTCTGTGTTTTTAATAAGCCAATGCTCTAGCTCTCTAGTCACACTAGACTTACCAAGACCTGTGCCACCTGTAAGTGTGACCAGTTCTCCTTTACGCATACCATATAGTTTCTTGTTTAGTCCTTCCCAAGGGTAGTCTACACTTTCTTTAACTTCTCTGTGTAGCCATTCACCTTTCTGACCA